GAAGAGCTGTCTGGAAGCTCGGAATTAACCAAGAGGAGTCGGATGCGTCGAGCTTCGGCCGGTCCTAGGTGGGAGACGCCCGATCCCCCCGGGGTCGCCGGGACCTACGGCGAAAGGGTCATCCGGCACGCCGCCAAGCGTGGCGTCAAGATGGGTCGCTGGCAGGTCCACACCCTCCGTAAGTTCCTCCGCCACGACAAGCACGGCGACCTGCTGGCCCGTATCGCGCTGCTCTCCACGGCCCGCCAGAACGGCAAGAGCATCATCGTGCGGGCCCTGTTCGACTGGATGCTGGACGAAGGGCGCTGTCTCCCGGCCTTCACGGACTGGACGACGATCCTCGCCGCTGCCCACGACGCCAAACAGGCCCGGATCATCTACAAGGGCGTGTACCACGATCTCCAGGACATGGGCTTGCCGGGTTCCCGGCTCACCGAGCACTTCGGCATCACGTCAGGGAAGCTGAACCTGGACACCGTCACCGGACAGCCCGGCAGCTCCCGTGGCCTGTCGGCCGGAGCCATCGCCTGGGACGAGATGCTCACGCAACGGGATTGGGATATGTGGGAGGCCCTGTCCCCCACCCAGAGCGCCCAACGTTCTCCGATCATGCTCCTCACGAGCACGGCAGGGCACGCCGACAGCGTCATCCTGCGAGCGTTCTATGATCGGCTGGTACGGCAGGCCAGCGGCGACGAAGCACCCGACCCGACGTTCTACGGGGCGTGGTGGGAAAGCGAGGACCCCGATGCCGGACTCGATTGGGACGCTATCGCACAGGCGAACCCTGCCCTGGGAGACGGAAGGCTTAGCAGAGCCGCGATCACCACGGAACACGGTCTACTACCGCCTGACTCCTGGAGGCGTGAACGTCTCAATCACTTCGTCGATGTCGCCGCTCCAGGAGCGTTCAATCCCGGTGTCTGGGCCGCTTGCCGAACGGCGACTCCACTCGACGGACTGGAGGGTCCTTTCGCGCTCGGGGTAGACGTCCAGCCCGGTTGGGATCGGGCCACGATCACCGTGGCCGGGATGCGGGAGGACGGCCGAGTCGGCTGCGAGGTCTACCGCGACCTTCGCGCCACCGAGGGGAACCCCGTGACATCGAGAAGGATCACGGCGGAGATCGGGGCTTTTCCCGACCCCCTCTCCGCCGTGGTCTATGACTCCATCTCCGGGGCCGCTCCGGAGTTCAGAAGGCACGCCCTGGACACGGGCCTACCGTACGTCGAAGTGAAGCGTGGTGACTTCGTGAGCGCGTGCATGGACGTCACGGAGATGATCCAGGCCGCCCGCATCGCGGTGGACGATCCCCTCCTGGACGCCCAGATCCCGCACGCGGCGCGTCGGATGGTGGGCATGGACGGGGCCTTCTGTTTCTCGCGGGGCCAGAGTATCGGTCCCATCGATGCCGTCATCGCCATGACGTTCGCCATCCACAGCATCGCCAGCGGGGGCCCGAAGCCGAACATCTTCTAGACATCTACGTCATATGACGTAGACTATGTGCGTGGGATGGCTGGACGCCCTGCTGGGACGTCGTGACGTGATGCCGGCCCCGGTCCGGATGATCGGGTTCTCCAGCGACGGCGGACTCCTCCCCGGAGGCGTCACCGCGACCACGGCCCTGGGCATCTCCGCCGTGTGGCGCTCGGTGGACATCATCTCCAACGGCGTGTCGCAGCTCGAATGGCACGAGCGGCGCGGCAACCTGGACCTTCCCCTCTCCCGGATCGTGGACCGGCCCGACACGCGCTACACCCGGCGTGAGTGGACGAGCATCGTGGCCAGCACGCTCGCCCTGTTCGACGTGTGCTATCTCCTGAAGGTCGGAGGCGTGGACTCCGAGGGCGTCCCGATCGGCCTGTGGTACCTCCAGCCGAACACGGTCATGCCGGTCACCCAGAGCCTGAACAGTCTCCTCCCGCCGGACGAGTACTTCGTCGGCACGGGCAGGGTGCCGGCCGACCGGATCGTGGTGATGCGACGCTCACCGCAGCCCGGGATCGATGACTCCCTGGGCGGGATCATCAAGCTCGCCCGGGTCTACTTCGCCACCGCCATCGCGGCCGAGAACTACGCCAGCCGCTACTGGCAGGCGGGCGGTGCGGCCAACGTCTACCTGAAGACCGACGCCAACCTGAAGGAAGCGGACGCCAACGAGCTGATGGACCGCTGGCGTGAGAAGCGGGCGATGGGGCCGGACTATCCGCCCGTGATGACCAACGGCATCGAGGCCAAGGATCTGGGAGCGGATATCACCGCCCAGAGCGCGGTGGAGGCGCGCAAGGAGATGGTGGCTGACGTCGGGCGCTACTTCGGCATCCCCTCCCACGTCCTGAACTCCCCCCAGGGCGACACGGAGACGTACAGCTCCACCGAGGCCAGCAACATGGACCTCGTGCGCTACACGCTCCAGAACTACATCGGTGCGATCGAGGATGCGATCTCCGATCAGCTCCCGCGCGGGCGCTTCATGGACATGGACACCTACCGGCTGATCTCCGGGACTGCCCTCGCCCAGGCTCAGAGCTTCCAGCTCGCCACCGCGGGCAAGGCGTGGATGCTGCCGGAGGACGTGCGTGACCGGATCGGCCTGCCACCCATCGAGGATCCCGACCGACTGAACCCCCCACCCCCGGAGCCAGTGATCGCAGGAGGTACACAGGATGGCCGACAAGGACAGTAAGCACGAGCCCACGGCCGACGAACTCGCCGCGGAGGAGCAGGCCAAGATCCAGGCTGCTCTCGATGCCGGCGAGAAGGCCGCTGCGAAGGCCGCCCGGGAGGCGGAGCGCGCATGAGCTGGCGAGCTGTCGATACCCAAGCGCTGGGCTCCGTTCGTGAAGTAGCGGACGCTCCGCGCACCATCGAAGGTCTGGCCGTCCCTTACGGCGTCGTGTCGGCTGACACGGAGTTCGGTAAGGAAGCGTTCTATCCCGGTGCGTTCAGTGTCTCGGTGCAGCACTGGATGACGCGGGAGGATGGAGGCCGGATGGCCTTCCGTCCGAAGCACGGCGCAGATCCGAACGGCATCGTCACCGTCCTGCGGGATACGCCGGAGGGTGTCAGGTTCCGAGCGGAGATCGATGAGTCGCCGGATGGTGACAAGTACCTTCAGCAGGTCCGGAAGGGCCTGAACGGGGTGAGCATCGAGGTAGGACTGCCCAAGGACTCCAAGCGAGGGCGAGACGGGACCGTCATCCACCGCGAGGGGCGTCTATTCGCTATCGCCGGCTCCGTGAGTCCGGCTTACGACGGGGCGCGCATCGCGCTCCGTGACATGGAGGCTTTGATGAACGAAGAGACGCCGGCCCCGACCCCGGAGCCGACCCCACCGACCCCGGAGCCGAGCGAGCGCGCCGCGGCCACGAACCTGATCGAGCTGACTCCGGCCCTCCGCTCCGCCATCGAGCGGATCGACGCCGGCCAGTACCGCGCTCCAGCCGTGGTGACGCGCGAGGCGCAGATCTACCGCCGGGACGCGACCTGGAGCGGAGAGGACGAGCGCGGCAACCGCTACACGTACCTCTCCGACGGCTGGAAGGCGCGCAACGGCGACACGAGCGCGGCCGAGCGGCAGAACCGTTACGAGCGGCTCGTCCATGACATCGAAGTGAAGATGGAGCGCGAGGCCCAGGTGTCAGAGCGCGCCGGCGACGTCCTCTCCACGGAGATCGTCGGGTCGTACCCCAACGACTACGTCCCGACCCTGTTCACCCCGCGCATCCTGAAGGGTCGCCCGTTGGGCTCCTTCTTCACGCGGTTCCCGATCAGCGACGCGCTGCCCAAGATCTACCCCAAGACGGGCACCAGCACGACGGTCGCCGTCCAGTCGGCCGAAGGTGCGAACCCCGCGGCGAGCGACTTCACGACCACGGCCATCACTGTGACACCCGCGCTGTACGGTGCGGAGACGGTCGTGTCGCGTCAGGTCCTTGACGGATCGAGCCCTGCGGCCGAGGCGATGGTCCTCCAGGACATGCTGGAGGCCTACGCCCAGGCCAGTGAGACGGTCATCAAGACGGCCGTGGAGGCTGGTGCGACCGCTTCGGGTCAGGCCATCACGGCGGCCACTCCGTTCGCGGGCCTCGTGGCCAACGTCGTGGCCTACAGCTCGGCCCGCTTCCTCGCGGCCGAAGGCCAGTTCATCCCGTCCGCCCTCTGGGCGGTGGCGGCCAAGCAGCCCGACACGGGCAGCCTTCGCCCGCTGCTCTCACCGATCAATCCCCAGAACGCGGCCGGCGTCCTGACCGGTGGCACGCTCGGTGCCATGCTCCTGGGAGCCGACGTGTTCCACAGCTACGCCTCGACGGTCAATGTCGTCGTCACGGCTCGCCGCGATGACTACGTGATCTTCGAGAGTGCCATCGCCCGCTTCAGCTATGACGCGGTGACCGGGCCGTCCGGTGTCCGGATCGGGATCTGGGCCTACCTCGCCGCCGCTGCCCGCAAGGGTGGCCTGAGCGTGACTGCCGCCTAGTCGGTCCTTCGGGAGGACGGGGTTTCCCCCTTCCTCGTCCTCCCGGACCCGCTGAAAGGATCGACATGGCCATCGTCGCGTATCCAGGACAGCTACAGAACGCCCAGACGGGCAACGCGGACAGCACGAACACGCTCCAGCGCGTCGGCGACTACAACAGTCGCGCCCCGGTCCTCCGGATCGTCTCGACCATCGGGGCGACGCCCACGGTCACCGTCAACATCAAGGGCAGCGTGGACGGCACCACGTTCTACAACATCCCGTACAGCCCGATGGCCGCCCTGAACGACTGGACGGTCGCGGCCCTCGTTATCACCACGGCCGTGACGTCGCTCTACCAGTTGATGCCCGGGCAGTCCTGGAACTTCATCAAGGTGGTGATGACCCTGAACACGAACGTCACCCTGACGACGGACCTGTTCTAGATGGCCGATCAGCTCTGCACGCTGGCGCAAGTCAAGGCCCGCCTGTTCCCGGCCGGGACGACGGACACGACCGACGACGCCCTCATCACAGAGTTGATCGAGCAGGTCAGTGACTTCATCGAGCAGTACACCGGCCGCAAGCTCGTCCCGGTCACGAGCGCCGACTACATCTTCGACACGCGCTCCGGCTACACCCTGGAGGTCCCGATGGGCATCCGGGCCGTGACGTTCTTCGGGGTCGCCACCACGCACCAGCCCGACTCGGGTGGGACGTACACGACGGTGGCGGCAGCGGACTACCTCCTGCGACCCAAGGTCCAGGACACGTCCCAGGGCTGGCCGTTCACGGAGATCCGCTTGTCCCGGGGCACGTTGGCCGGGACCATCTCGTCCTTCGCCACCGTGATGAACGGGGCCAAGCTGACATGCACCGCCGGCTTCGCGGTCACGCCGCCGGACATCACGGCCGTGGCCATCGACGCCACCGTCACCGCGTTCCAGAACCGCAAGAACGGGGCATCGGGCGTGATCGGGTCGGAGGACGCCGCCATCGTGCCCTGGCGGAACTTCTATTCGAAGGGGAGCGCGCAGCGGATGACCCTGGATCGGTACCGGGTGTTCGCGGTATGAGGACGTGCGAGTTCTGTCAGCATCCCGGCTGGTTCTCCTATGACGGCCTGCCGTTCTGTGCGTGGCACTGGTTCCATTTCAAGATGGGTTTCGTGATGAGCGGGCGTATGGACGAGGTCTACCGATGAGCATCGACTTCGACGCCATCGCCACTGCCCTCGTCGCTCGCTTTGCTCCAGGAGCGGTCACGCCGCCCACGGGCTACGACAACATCCGGGTCAGCACGGCTGCCGTGCCCAATCAGATGACGCCGCTCCCGACCGTCCTTGTGTTCCTCGACGACGGCGAGATCGAGTACTTCCCGGGCAAGCGTGACAGTACCTTCGGCTGGTTGATCCGGTTTTACTACAACCAGACCGGCGACCTGGAGCGTGACAGCGCCGCCCTGCGCAAGTGGGCCACGGTCCTGATCGACCAGCTCCAGGGAGCGGTCCAGCTCGGGGGTACTGTGACGAGCGCCCATATCACGGGCTTCCAGGTGGGCCTGCTGAACTACGCCGGCATCCAGTACACCGGGCTAGAGATGCGCATCACTGTCATCACTAACGACGCATGGGCGGCCGTGGCATGAAACGGCTAGGAGGTTAGGGCATGGTCGCTCCAGGGACCCAGGTATTCACCTACGTCAACTTCGGCAAGGAGACGACGCGGGGTACGCCGGTCGCGCCGACACGCCAGTTCTACGCGGACGGCACGGGCGTCCTGACGGTCGATCCCAACCTGAACTTCCACGAGTCCGAGAACACGGGCTCCCGTGGGCGCATCCGGCGGGCGACCCAGCAGAGCCTCGACGTCGCCCTGAAGATCGCCACGAGTACGGGCGTCTCCTATGACGACATGGTCCTGCCCCTGACCCAGCTCCTGGGCGGCATGACCGGGGCCGGTGGCGCAGCCGATAAGACGTGGACATGTACGCCCTTGATGACGGCGGCCAACAACCCGGAGTCGTTCAGCTTCGACGTGGGCGATGACACCCAGAACTTCCGTGTCGAGTACGGCATGATGAAGTCTTGGAAGCTGAGTGCGGCCCGGGGCGATGTGACTGCCTTCGAGGCCGAGCTGTTCGGGCAGGACGTCGCCAAGGTCGCCAAGGCCGCTCCGGCGGCCAACGTCGGCATCAAGATCCCGGGCGACCTGTGGACGGTCAAGTTCGCGGCGACGAAGGCGGGCCTGCCCGGTGCGAGCGTCGTCAGCAACTTCCTGCTCGATTGGGAACTGGAGGTCCAGACCGGCCTGAAGTGGCGGCACTACATGGACGGCAACCTGTTCGGCTCGCAGCATGTCGAGACGGACATCGGGGGCACGCTCTCGATGACGGTGGAGTCGCTCGCCCTGGCCGTGTCCGAGTTCTATGACAAGTGGATGGCCCAGACCCAGAGCTTCGTCCGGCTGAAGGCCCAGGGGCCGGTCCTGGGCGGCTCGTTCTACAGCCTCCAGTTCGACCTCCCGGTCATCTACAGCAACGTGGAAGTGATCAGCGAGGAGGAGGACGGGGTGAATATGTACCGGATCGAGGCGAACCTGAGCAACGACCCGGTCAGCACCTTCGCCAACATCTACGCGATCCTCGTGTGCAGCTTGGCGGCCATCCCGTGACACGCCGGGTGGGACTGCCTGACGGCCAGTGGGCGGACCTCGTGGAGCGGCTCAACCACGCCCAGCGGCAGCGGATTCGGTTCGCCGGGAGGGACGGCCTCGACAACGTCACCGAGGGCGTCGCCGCGATGCTGACCGGCTGGCACGTCGTGGACGTGGACGGGGTGATCATCCCGGTCCCGGCCGAGCGGCCCGTGGGCGGCTTCCCGTCCGCCATCCTCGACACGTTCCCCTCGGACGTCGTCGATGACATCGCGGTCGCCGCGGCCGAGATCGTGACCGGTGAGACGATCCCAAAAGCTGGAGCCGGGACATCGCCCGGATCAGTGTCGCCGGACACTCGACCCGCGTCGATGAACGGCTCGCCGACGTCTACTTCCTCGCCGACCATCCGGGCTGGACGTGGGCGGACCTCCAGTCCGCTCCAGCCGACGTGATCGATGGCCTGCGCATGATCGATGACGCGCGGGCACGACGTCAGAAGTTGCAGGCCGCCAAGAGCGCGCGGAGCCGGTGATGGCCAAGGGGTTCCAGACCACCCTGAAGAAGGACGGCCCGTTCTTCCACGGCGACCCGTCGAAGACGTTCCGCT